ATAGTTATACTACTGGAGACAAGGTATATATTGCTTCAGTCGGTGGAATGACAGAAATAAACAATAAAATATTTACAGTAACAGTTATATCTCCTACTACATTTTCAATCGGAATCCATACAACAGATTTAACTCCTTATACAGCTGGTGGAACCTCAGCATTAGTAGATGATGCTACTGATCGAACTATGGGAATCACTCGTTATATAAAAGCTTCTGGTGGAAAAACTACAATAGCATTCAACGCAAGACGAGCCTATAGATATAATACAGCTGTTACACCAGGTATATTTCTTCAACTTGATATCGCAGATATTTTTAGCTCAGGAGAATATGATTATGTTTGGTCGGCAAATTGGCAATCTGGCGGAGGTACTAATAGATTATATTTTACAAATGGACAGAGCGGAACTCCTTTAGCAGCTCCTACAGTTGATGGAATAAGATATTATGATGCAGCAGTAAGTACAACAAATACAACTAAATATAATCCCGTTTTAAGTCCAGTAGCACCAGCAGTACAACGTACTTTAGTAGGAGCAAAACTAATTTTTTCACTAGGGCAACGCCTTCTTGTTTTAAATACTTATGAGTTCACAGCAGGAGCAGCAGATGCAGTAAACAATCCGCAAAGAGCTAGATGGTGTGCTAAACAGAATCCAGCAGAAGCAACTGGGTGGAATGATGTAGTTGCAGGTGGTGGGGGTTATACAGATGCAGCCACAGGTGATCAGATTATATCAGCTCGACAAGTACAAAATCAGATAATAGTCTTCTTTACTAACTCTGTATGGTCGTTAATACCAACATCTGATCCAAATAGAGCGTTTAAATGGCAAAGAATAAATAATTTTAGGGCTGCTGAAGGAAGAATGGCTTCAGTTGGATATGACAGATATGCTACAGCATTAGGAATTAGGGGTATTACATCAACAGATGGATCAGAAACTAGAAGAATAGACGATAGAATAAGTGATTTCTGTACGAATAAGATTAATGTAAATGAATTTAAAAAGGTATTTTGCGAACGAAGTTATAATCAGAAAAAATGGTGGACGTTATTTAATAAAAAAGACACATCTAGTAGTGAGAATGAAGCAGCCCTAATTTATGATGATGATTCAGGAGCTTTTTCTACTTATAAAATAGATATGAACTGTTTGGGATATGGAAACATATCAATAGACTATACTTTAGATGATTTTACGATAGCAAATAATGAAGATAGAGAACTAACAGAATATGATGAAGAAACGTTACTTTCATATTTTTTACTCGATAATCAAGAGATTTTCTTAGGTGGAGATATAAATGGTTCGATATTCAAACTAGAAACAGGAACTTCAGACAATGGTTTATCGATAGACTCTGAGTTTGTAACTGCTGGTTGGAATCCATTTAAAGATCAGAAAAAAGAAGCAAGATTTCAATATGTTGATATCTATTTTGATACAGATGTTAGAACAAAAGGAATTGTTAGTTTCTATAAAGATACTGAAAAATCTCCATACTTAACTAGACAGATAGACTTCTTACCAAACCTACATTTTATTACTCAAATTATCGGTGCTACTAATACAAACCCTGTAAGTGTAGAAGCTCCAGATCACGGACTAGCTACAGGCGATGCGATCTATATATATGGTGTAGATGGTATGGAAGAGATAAATAGTGGCGAAAGCTCAACTTCTTACGTTATTACAGTAGTAGATGTTAATAACTTCACTCTTGATGGAATTGACGGCACGGCTTTTGATACATTCTCTAACGGTGGTGGCGTGTATCGTAAACTATTTTACAAGACCAAAACATGGAAGAGAGTGTTTGCTGGAGGCATAGGCTTCCAACATATCCTAAAATTTACATCAGATGGAGTAAGCAGACCATTTAAAATACATGGTTTTGATCCATCATTTACTCCAATTGGAAAAAGGATGACTAACTAATGACATTACCAACAACAATTGATTTACCTTCAATAGAAGATAATCAAAATAGCAACGATAGAGATAAATATCTAAAAGATTTAGTAAAAGAACTTCAGGGTATGTACGAAAGTCTTACTGAAAATATTAATGGATTTATTAGAAATGATACAGAAGTAGATCAAGCAAAATGGACTCCAACACTTAATGGAACGGTAGCAGGAACTTTCACTTATACTACACAAGTAGGATGGTCTGTTAGGCAAGGAATCTATACAGAACTATTTTTTGATATAGAATGGTCGTCTACCACAGCTAGTGGCAATATATACTTAGAACTACCATATAAAGTAACTAAGAGTTCAGGCAAGCCATTTGTAGGAGCTGTTCAATATACTTTAGCCTTAGCGGCAACATATCCAGTAGTCGTAATAAACGCTATACCAGATACATATAGGGGAGAGTTTTGGATATGTGGACCTACAGTTACAACAATACAAAAAGCTATTCTAAATACAGGACATTTAATAGGTTCTATTAGATATATAGGACTGGAAGACGAATAAAAGGAAAAAACATGAAAAAAATAGAAGAACTCCGCTGGGTTCGCGTTTTCACACCTGATCACGTACCTCATTACCTAGTAGAGCAAGTTAGAGACAGGGATTACTCCGTAGAAGAGTTTTTCAAATATCAACAGATTAATTGTATGATGCAAGGCGATAAAGGAATAGTACTCAATCCTTTTAATCATCTGTATGTTTTAGCAGACCAAGAGAACCAAGTAAAGGGTGTATTATGGTTTTGTGTTGATTCATTATCCAAAGATATCATTATACAAGTATTTAGCATGGATAAAGAGTATTGGTACCGAGGAGAAGCAGTAAGAAAGCTAGCTGAACATATCAAAGACATTAGAAATAAAGCACATTTAAATAAGATCTATTGGGTGACTAACTACGAAAAACATTCAATGCGATATGGGTTCCACCGCAGTAAATCCATTCTTATGGAGTATGATCCCAAAAAAGAAGTTAAGAAAGAAGAAAAACCTCCAAAAGAGGAACTAAAAGAAAATATTAAAACAGAAGCTATAGCAAGTTAAAGGAGGCTAAAATGGGAAAAACTATGATGGGTGGTGTTACACACGAAGGCAACGTTGATTTACTAAACCCAGAACAGCAACAATTTCTATCAAACACAATGCAAGGACAAGATCCTCAACAATTTCAGGATATGTTCCAGAAATCGTTTGTAGATCCAGCACAACAACAGATGCAAAGACAAATAATTCCTGGGATTAAAGAACAGTTTATGGGAATGGATGAGTCTGGCTCAAGTGCGTTGAATCAAGCATTAGGTCAGAGTGCTACAGATCTAAGCGGTATGTTAGGTGGACAGATGATGAATCAATACAATCTCGGGCAAAATAGAGGTATGCAAGCAGCAGGACAACAACAATTCTCACCAATGATACATGAACAGCAAGGTATTTTAGGTGATATTATTAAAGCAATTGGAAACTTAGGTGGAGCTGGAATAATGGCAAAGTTTGGAGGAAAATAAAATGGTTACTAAGTTAACTTATGGTTCAGGTTTAGGTGAAGGAATAAGCAGTTTAGGCACTTCTTTAGGACAGGCTATGCAAGCTATAACAAAGAAGCAACGTCTTGATGCAATTATGAAGCCATATAGCCCAGCTTCCAAGGAAGGAGAAAGCAAGCCTCAGCAACAGCAAGCAGATGGAGCTCAACAACAACCAGACGGAACAGAACAGCCAGATACAATTTTAAAAGGTGTTACTGATCGTGTCCAAAAAGAAGTTATACCTGTAGCTGAAGAGCAGTATAATAACAAATTAGCTGAAATAAATCATAAGAAGAATCAAGCGGCAAAATTAGAAGCAGAAGGATATCATCCGCAAGCTAAAATGATGATGCAAGAAGCTCAACATCAAGAAACTTTTCTACAACAAGAACGCCTACAAGACAAGAAGTTAACGGACAAGGTGTCTTCTGAAGCAGATAAGCGAGCATTTGAAGAGAACAAGCCTTATGCTACTAATTTAGAAAATAAGAGACAGGAACAGGGTACTAGTCAAGCAACTTTATTAAGTATCAGAGACAATTTAATTAAATCTGATGGAAAAATAGGAAATTTAAGAAATTTAATTTCTACATTCGCACCATTTGACGCTCAAGATTATATTAAAACAGCTAATGCCCAGCAATTATCAAGTTTTGTAAAAGATTTTTTTGTGGCCGATCTAAAAGGTATGCCAGGTGGATCAAAACTTAACCAACTTATAGAAAAAAACTTATTAAATGCACTTCAAAACCCTGGAAAAAC